AGCAGAGACTGTTAAAAATATTGAAGCAGATTGTTTGACAAATAACAAGAATATTTTTCTTGCTCAGGCAGTTGAGCAAGATGCAAGTCTGGCTGTTTCTTCTTATATGACTGATGCTCCAATTGGCTATGAAAAAGAATGGCTGTCTGCTTTATTGCCTACAACAAGACCATCCCATGCTGCAGCCCATGGTCAAAAGGTTGCACCAAGCGAATTGTTCTATGTTGGTGGGGAATATCTCAAATATCCAGGTGATACAAGTATGGGAGCAACTGCAGGCAATGTTGTGAATTGTTATTGTGCTGTAAGGTATAATAAATAAAACAAAATGCTTTACTTTTTTGTTTTATGGTGCTATAATATAGGCAAATATAATGCGAGGTGTTGATGAACACATTTGAAAACAAAAAAATCTTGAAAAAAGATGCTGAAATGAAAGTTAAGCGTCTTGAAGTTCCTTTTGAAGTCAAAGAAGTCTCTGAAGATGATGACTTTTATTATTTCAAAGGCTATGGCTCAACATTCGGCAATGTTGACAGAGGTGGAGATGTAGTTGTTCAGGGGGCTTTTAAGCAGACTCTGATGAAACAAGCTCCAGTTCTTCTCTGGCAGCATGACAGAGGTGAGCCATTGGGTGTCTTTGCAGAAATACACGAAGACTCAAAAGGGCTTTATCTTGAAGGCAAGATGCCGAAAAATGACACATTTGTGTCTGGAAGAGTTTATCCACAGCTGAAGACTGGCTCAATCAAGTCCATGTCAATTGGCTATTCCATTGATGAATATGAAATTGTCAATGGCGTTACTTATTTGAAAGAGCTGACGCTGTGGGAAGTTAGTTTGGTGACATTCCCGATGAATCCTTTGGCAACTGTTGATTCTGTTAAATCAATTGATGAGATTAAAACAGAAAGAGATGCTGAAAGATATCTTGGTGAATTTTTGTCATCAAACAAAAGCAAGCATTTCATCAGCAAGATGAAAGAGCTGTTCAGCCATCGGGAAGTTGGCAAAAAGCAGGATAGTCGGGAGGATTATTCAAAAATCATTACAATGTTAACTGAAATTAAGGAGAAAGTCTAAAATGGCTGAAATTGATGATGTTATGTCGGCTGTGAAAGAACTTCGCAATGAAGTTGAGAAAAAGTCAGCTGACCAGGAAAAAATTAACAAACTGCAGTCTGCTCTTGATGCTTCTGAAAAGAAAAATCAGGAATTGGTTAAAAAGCAGGCTGAACTGGAAAATGCACAGCGTGAAATTGCTGCTAAGCAGGAAGAAATTGAAAAATTGGCGAAAGCATCTGGTGACAATTCTGAACGCATCAAAGAATTGGAAAAAGAAATTGCTTTGCATGCGGCAGCTCCGGCTGGTGCTTCTGATGCTTGGAAGAATTCTGAAGAGCATATTGCCTTCAAAGAATATTTCCTGCGTGGTGAGGGCAGCAAAACGATGCGCACAGACACTGATGTTCAGGGCGGTTATCTGGTTCATCCGGAATTCGCTTCTGATATTCTGCGCCAGTTGCATGATGCTTCGCCGATTCGCTCATTTGCAAGAGTTCGCAGCACCTCTAAAAAGGATTTGACCATTCCTGTTCGCACTGATATTCCAGTTGCCAAATATGTTGGTGAAACTGAGGAATCTCCGGAGAGCGAAGACAAGTTCGATTCCGAGACCTTGACGGCTTATCGTCAGACAGTAACGCTGCCTGTCACTTTGGACTTGCTGCAGTTCAGCAACTACAATGTTGAATCTGAATTTGCTGCTGATGTTGCTACTGCTTTTGCTATTGGTGAAGGAAGAGCATTCTTGAAAGGCTCTGGACACAAACAGCCGGAAGGAATTTTGACCAATTCTGATGTTGAAAGAATTGAAAGCTCAACCTCTGGCAAACTGGTATTCGATGATGTTTTGGCTTTGCCTGCTGAATTGAAATCTGGTTACAAAAATCCGGTTTATGGCTTCAATCGTCGTACATTGTATGCTCTCCGCACAGCCAAAGATGGAAATGGACAGTATTTGTGGAGAATGGGTGGTGAAAATATGCCTGCTGTTATCGGTGACTACAAATATGTCATTTTTGATGACATGCCGGATGTAGCTGTTAACGCAACGCCGGTTATGTTTGGTGATTTGTTTGCTGGTTATACCATTCTTGATTCTACTCAGATGGGCATGATTCGTGATGAATACACCTCCAAGAAGAAAGCCATTATCGAAATGACATGGCACCGTTGGAACACTGGTCAGGTAACGATGGCAGAAGCTATCAAGTTGCTGAAAATTAAAGCATAAGGAGGCATAAATGAGTGCATATGATTTGGTGAACAATATCAAAGTTGTTAATGCAGTTAATTCTGCTGCTTTAACTGATGATTCATCTGAATCTGCAGCGATTGATACTGCTGGATTCGAATCTGTAACTGTTATTGCACAGATGGCTGCTTTTACTTCTGGTGCAGGGAAAATTTCCATTTCTGAATGTGATACTTCTGATGGTAGTTTTATTGCAGTTGCAGAAAGTGATTTGATTAATGCTCCGGAAAGCATGGCTGCTGCTGGTGCGGTTAGCAAGGTTGGATATCGTGGCCACAAACAGTTTATTAAAGTGAAAATTGCGAAAGATTCTGCAATTTCTGCAACTGTTGGTGCTGTGGTTATCCTTGGCAATGCTCGCCACAAAGCAGTTGCTTAATTGGTAAACGAAAAAAGGAGCTTTGGCAATTGCTCTGAGCTCCTTTATTTTAAGAAAGGTTTGAAGATGTTTAAGGCATTGAAAGATTTTGCTTGGTGCATTGATTTTAACAAAGTTGAATTCTGCAAGGATGAAGAATTTGGCATTGAAAAAGTTAAGCACAAAGAAATTGCCGAAGAGATGATTGCTCACAAGTATGCTGAGGAAATTTCTTCTGGCTCAAATTCTGGTGAAGGAAAGAAAACTCTTCAGGAGATGACCAAAGTTGAGTTGGCTGCTTTTGCTGAATCTGAGTTTGGTGTTGTTTTATCAGGAAACAAGTCAGAAATGATTGAGCAGATAGAAAAGCTGGCTGAAGAAGCTGAAGAAGCTGAAGAAAATGCCAATGGTGGTGATGTAGAATAGGAAAGCAAATGGCAAAATACATCAACATAAATGGAAAAGAACATCCTGTTTATGCGACAGCTGAAGAAGCTGATGAGTATTTTGCTGCTTTCTTTAATTCTGGCTGGGATGCAATTTCTGCTGAAGATAAGGCTAAATTGCTGGTGTCAGCTACAAGAAGCATCGACAGAATGCAATTTGCTGGTGAAAAAGTTGATGAGGAACAGAAACTGAAATTTCCAAGGATTATTTATTGCCAGCAAACAGATGATAATGTTCTACTTGAAGCGTGCTGTGAAGAAGCCTTGGCAATTTACAGGTTCAATTCTGCATTCGGCTCTGATATTTCTGGTGTAAAATCCATGAGAGTTCAAGATACAGCAGTTGAATTTGGAGATGGCAATAAAGATAATCAGTTCAAATCTGATAACACATACAATTTGCTATATCCTTATTTTGAATTTGGTGTGGAGGTTGGATATTGCTAATAAGAAATGCAGCAGATTTAAACAAAAGTCATTGCAATCGTTTTAATGGAATGTTAAAGCAATTGCAAAGACATTCTGTCACAACTGGCATCCATAGCAAAGACAATAAAAGATATCCAGATAGCAATGTTACAACTGCAGAAGTTGGAAGTTATCAGGAATTTGGCACATCTAAATTGCCACCAAGAATGTGGCTGAGAATTTTCAAATTTGTCACCAAATATAAAAGGGAGCTGAGCTCAATTATTGCAACTGCCTTTAATGAAAACAAAAATGCTAATGGTGTTTTGGCTGACATAGGCGGTTATCAGAAAGAGCGAATCAAAGAAAGAATTCTGGATGATACAGTTCGTCCAAAATCAAATAATGTTACAGGCATAACCTTGGTTGACACAGGACAGCTTGTAAAATCAATTGATTATGAGGTGCACTGATGTTTAATTCTGTTCTGCTCGGCATTCGAGAAAATGAAAAAGTGCAGGTTCTTGAAAAGACTTCTGAAATAAAGCCTAATGGCTCTGAAGCAATTGTTTGGAAGCCCATCAAAGAAATTCTATGCAACATTCAGGCAAACAATAAATATGGTGATTCTTTATCTGCCTCTGAAGCTGGTGACAAAATTTTATCTGTATATAACATGTATACAAGTGAAAAAGTTGTTGAAGGTCAGAGAATTTTAAGGGATAATATATTGTATGAAATCAGGAATGTTGAGCATAATGGCAGAAAGACATTTCTGGAACATTTTAAGGCTTATCTGGTGAGGGTTGACAATCAATGAGAAAACAAATAATCCTAGATTTTGTCAAAGAAATTCTGCCAGCTGATTTTGAAAACAAAATTTATTGGGCAAATGAACGCAAAGATGAGCCAAAAAAGCCGTTTTGTCTGCTTAGAGCTATTGTTCCGGAGCAGACTGACAGCAGGACTTCTGAAAGAGAGCTTGCAGGCAATATTCAAGAAGTGACAATGTATAAAAATATGGTTGTTACTTTTGCCATCTACAATGATGGTGTTGCTGAAGATGGTAATCTTGATGAGAAAAATTATTTTGCAGAAAGTAATGCCAGAAAATTGAAAAACAGTTTTGAGCCACTTGATGCTGCTTATGAATTTCTGGCGAATGATATGTCAGTTAATGATATATCAGAGCTCCGAGACTTAACCGAATTGACAGCAGGCGGTTATGTTTACAGATATGAATTTGATGTTACATTTGGCTTCAATGATGTAGTTCAGATTCAGAAACAAGTTGGTAAAGATGTTGTTGTTAATATTGTGAGAGGTAATTAAAGATGATAAGTATTGATAAATTGGTTGAAATTGGCTTTACACTGCCACAAGCGACCGACATTTCAGCATATTTGTCCAATGCAGGGTATGTTGGGGATTTTACCTCTTCAGACCTTGTTTCTGGATACAATATGCCTGCAAATAAAGTTGTTGTCATTTCTAACATTGATGAACTGGATTCAATATTCGCGCCTGGCACTAAATATTATAATGATTTGTCAGTTCTTCTGATGCAGAAAAACAATGCAAAGCCGAATCAGAGCAGAATCAATCAAGTGGTTGTTTTTCAAAAAACTGATGAAGACGATATTGCATCAGCCTTTACAGCTTTGATGAATTTGAATGCAAACTTCTCTCAGCTGTATATCTCTTCTTCTTTGAAAGCAGATATTGTTGCTGTTGCTGCAAAAGCAGAGGTGAGCGGTCGTTTATTCATTGCCCAGACTTCTGATGAAGATGTTGCCTCTGGAACTGCAGGCAATGTTGCTGAAACTTTGGTTGCAAAAAATTATGCCAATACAAAGTTAATCACACATATTGATTCGGAAAGCCTTAAAGGAGCTTTGCTGGGTGTGATGGCTAATCCGTATTTGGGCAGTGTTGGTGATTTGTATTCTCAATTTTCTGATGTAACACCTCAGAATTATGATTCAACTTCCATGAGCAACTTTGATAAGAACAATGTTGGTTATTATTCATATGTTAATGCTATCAGTGGTGTTGGTGTTGAACAGTATGCCAAGAAAATATTTTATGGTAATAAACAAGTCAATGGTGAAATCACAAAACGCCGTTATATCAGATTTACAATCGACCTGCTGCTGAAATTTAAGGTTCTTGATTTTCTGGCTAAAAAGCTCAGCTATCAAGAGAGTTCAAACAGCATTCTTGAAGAGAATCTGAAATCTGTTCTGATTGGCTGCCAGAGCAATGACCTTATTGTTCAAGATAGTGAAGACACCAATGGTTTTTACTTGAAATGCATGCCGATTGCCAAAGTCAAAACAAATTATCCAACTGATTACAGCAATCAAGTTTATCACGCTCAAGGCTGGTATATTGATGCATTGACTGGCACAAAGGTTATTATTGATTTGACTGTTAATCCGTCAGATTCAGAAAAATCAGCAATTGAAATGTAAGGAGAAAATGGATGAAATATGATAGAAAACTCCAATTCGCAAGCTTGAATGGCATCAACTTGACAAATTTTGGTGATGCTTTCTGCGAACATTCTCGTGAAAATGATGCCATTGAAAAAGTAAAAGGAATTGTTGGAGATGCCGTTACTCTGAAGAGATACGACCAGTTTGACACATTCCGCATCACACAGAATGTTTTCTCGCCAATCAAAGGGCAAGTTGACAATTGGGAAAAATATGGTACTCAATTGACATTCCAGTATAAAGATGATAATACTGGTGTCACCAAGACTTCAACCACAGCTTATATTCAGTCGCATACAGAGCCTGTAGATGGTGGTCAATGGGAAATGATTATTTACTGTGAAGAGGTTAAATAATGAAGCAAATTGAAGTTGAATATGATGGCCATAAATATTCCCGCAATGCTTTGAGCTTTGGTGAGCTGACTGCATTCGGAGTTCGCATGGTTCAAAAATTATTTGGATTTGGGGCTGTTACAGGTGTCGTCTTTGCTAATAAATTTGAGCAAGGCGACAATCTTGATAGCTTTTACAAAGTTGTCAAAGATGTATTTGACAAAGACGACTGGATTTGGATGGTCAATTTGTTTTTACATGACAAAGCAAATGTTCTTTATATTGATGGCAATCCTGTTGATGAAAATGAATTGAGTGAGCATTTTGCGGGAAATTTCCTTGCTGTTTATACAATCACAGTGATGATGGCATATAGCAGCTTGGGGGAATGGAAAGGCTTGAAAGAGAAATTGAACGGGTCTCTCGGCAATATAGTAGAGTCTTTAAAGGCTCTTCTGGAGCAGCAGACAGAAATGATTGGCGAAGGACTTCGGAAGAAAATGAAAGACAAGTCAAGAAAATAATTATTTCTTATTCTGTTTTATTTATGCAGAATAATTTGTCTTTCAAGCCGAAAGATGTATATGATATGGAAACAGATGATTTGCTAATGATGTATGAAATAGTCATTCAGCAAATTGAAGAGCAAAGGAAGAGTTTAGATGGTGTCATTTGATAAAATAGACCAGTTTGTTATTGAAACTGTGTTCAATGATAATGGTGCCATCAAAGGCTTCACAATTCTTGACCAGCAGCAGAAGAAAGTCATCAATAACAACAAGAGAGTTGCAGTCAGCAATAGAGAAGTTGCCTCAACTGGTTTTGCACTTGGAAAAGCATTTAGAACAATAGGAGCTTATCTTGGAATCAGAGAAATAGCTCGCTATGCTGATGAATGGACAAATATCAAGTCAATTCTTTCTCTTGTTACAGCAGGTGAGGAAGAAAGGCTGCGTGTTCAGGAAAGGTTGTTTAACATATCTCAAGACACTCGCCAAAATATGATGGCAACTGTGGATTTGTATCGTCGTATTGCAACAGCAACTGAAACTCTTGGATTGAGTGAACAGAAGAGATTGCAAATAACAGAAGCCATTAACAAAGCAATCATCATTGGTGGAGGTTCAGCTGCCAGCAATCAGGCTGCATTGGTTCAGCTTGGACAAGGCTTGGCAAGTGGTCAGCTTAGAGGACAAGAGCTCAATTCAATTCTTGAACAATCACCAAGACTTGCAAGAATGATTGCAGAAGGAATGGGACTCCAGATTGGTCAGCTGAGAACTGTGGCTGCAGAGGGTGGTTTGACTCCTGACAAAGTGCTCAATGCAATTCTTAACCAAGCCCCGAAAGTCAATCAAGAATTCCAAAAAATGGACAAAACAATCGGGCAGGCTTTTGTCACACTCAGCAATAGTGTTGGAAAATTCTTAAACAGATTGAATGAAATGACAGGAGCAAGTAAAGTTTTGGCAGAAGTCATTGTGTTTCTTGCTAAAAATATTGACACAGTTGCAACAATTATTCTTGCAGCATTCATTCCATCAATTGTTAGAGCAATTCCGATTCTTCATCTGTTCTTTCTGAATTTGGCTTCTGGCATGGGAATTTTTTCATCAATTAAATTTGCAATCATCGCTTCTTTGCCTGCCATGAAAGCATTTGCCATTCATGCTTGGGCAATGTCAGCTCCATTTTTGAAAATAATTGCTGTTATTGAATTAGCAATTCAAACAATAAAAATGTTAAAAGGTGAGTGGAATTGGTATGCTGAAGCAATTGACAGCATTGAGCGTGGCACATATAAAGCTTTGAACTATATTGGTAGAGAAACTGGATGGTGGGAAGAGCGAAAGCAATTCAATGGTACATTTTCGCAAGGTGCATTGAATGAACCACCAGTTCGCAATATGACGCCTATTAACCAGCAAATTGCAAATTCAAAATCTTATCCGACAAACAATATTAACCAAAGTGTCAATATCAATGTCAATGGAGCAAAAGACCCACAAATAACTGCAAAAGAAATCGATGCAATTGTAACAAACCGCTTGGCATTGGGAGTGATGAGCTAATGGGATATTGTGCTATTTTAATTCCGCAAGAAAAAGATAAAAAAGAAGAAAAAGAGCAAAGCACTTTTGAAAAAATCAAAGGAAAGCTTATGTCTGGAGTTACAGAGGGCGGACTTTCTTTTGATAATGCAACGACTGTTCTAGGAAATGCCACAGATTTGATTATGGAAAATTCAGACGAATTATTTAATAAGTTTTCTGGTGTAGCATTAACACAACTTCTTGCAAAAGGTCAGATAACAAACGAAACTGCAATTGGTTATTTAACACAAGGATTGCCAAATGCTCTTGGATTGACATCTGTCAGTATGGGATTCCAATCTGTAGACCAAATGATAACCGCATTAAAAAGTAAGAACGGCGTAAATGTACAACAATTCTTTAAGGGTTTAACCGGAGCTGGAAGCTCATTAATGAGTTTTTTTAGCGGACAAAAGACAAGAGAAAATGTCGAGGGGTTTGATGTGATTGAGGTTGACGCAGTTATAAGCGATGCCAGAACATATTCAGCAGAAACTCCAGATAGACGTGTCCAAAGTGGCCAAACATATCAAGAATATGTTCATAATATGCCTGAAGTTATCTCTCTTGAGTGCTTTTTGCAAAATGGGCGCAATTATTCAAGCGACGAATTTGAAGACATTATGCTGAACTTAAGAAGAAGAAAGGTTGCGGTAAATATCATTCTTGGTGATACTACTAAAGAAAATTACGTTTTGACCTTTTTTAATCCAATTAGGGAAGCTATGGATGGATATCAGTATTCGCTTGAGTTCAAAAAAATACAAGTCGGAACAGTTTCTATCATTGATTTAAATGCCCCAATTCAAAAAAGTTTAAATATTATAAAAAATGAACTTTACCCAAATGATGAGAAAAGCGAGGAAGAATCTGAAAATGGATATAAAAAAGCATTAGATTTTACAATTGATACTGCTAAAGAAATCGGAAGCTCTGCATGGGATGGATTTAAAGATTTATTTAGCTTGCGTTCAGAAGAAGAACAAGCCGAACTTGATAAAGTTGTTGAGGATTGGAACGAGGGTATTGTATTGGAGTAAAAATGTCAATAAAATATATAGATTGCCCAAATTTAAAAGAAAATAAGTTTATTTCTTTTTATACAAATATTAACAACAAATCTTTTAAATTTTCTTTTAGATGGAATGAATTTTGCAAATGTTGCTTTTTAAGTGTTTTTGATTCTTTAGGAAATCAAATAACAACAGGAAATGCTTTGACAAACAAAACAAGAATTTTAACAGATAAAAGGATATTGCCACATCTTGTTTTTATTCACAAAAATATGAAAAATGTAGAACCTACACCGTCAACATTAAGTGATTACAGGATTATTTATGAAGATACTGCCGCAAAATAATAATGTTGTTCAAGATTTGAACTTTCGCTTGAGGTTAGATATAAAATTTGACCGACAAGTCAAAATTGCTATTCCTGAAATTTCTGATTTTTATCAAACGACAAACGGCATTCGATATGAAGACCGAATAGATAATCCGGAAAGCGGCATTGATATGGATTTTGAAATTGAAAGAACCAACGGACCAGACCCAAGCATTGCCACAATAACCTTGTGGAACATAACCAATGATGTATTTAATCAGATAGCAAACAGAGCAAATGCCTTTGAACTATACGGCGCAAGCGGAACTGATGACTGGGGTTTGATATTCCGTGGAACTCCGTACTTCTCTACACAAACCGGAGCAGAGGGCGGAAACAATCGCTCACGTGGTTTTTTGAATAAAGACAATGCTGTCGGTGGGGAAAATGATATTGCCACCACAATAACGCTTATTGATAGCCTACACGCTTTTGAGACTGCAAACATAAGTAAATCATATCAGGGAGATATCTCCGCAAAAAATATTATTAATGACTGCGCTACAGCCATGGGTGTTTTGATTGGTGACGAATTAGACCAATATCCGATAATGAACAACTATGTGGCCAGAGGAAAAGTGCGGACTATTCTCCGTGAGATTTGCGGAAAGATTGGATGTAAATACATCATCAACAATGGGGTGCTTCATCTATTTAATGGAAGTAAGCCAAAAACATACGGATTTTTATTTGACGGAACCAACTCAAGCAAACCTGAAGCCGAGCAAGACGGAGCATTGCTTGGACACCACTTCATGACGAAACTTCTGCCAAGCGTAAGAGCCGGACAATATTGTAAATGCGACTTTGAGACCTTGTCTGGGAAAAAAGAGATTTATAAAGCAAAATTAGCCGGAAACAACTATGGCACAATGGGACAAACGGAGGTATGGGTAAAATGACAACAGTTCCAGAACAAATTATGCTTTTGTCTGAAAAAATAAAAAACGAAATCAACTGCACGCTTCCAGCCAGAGTTACCCAAGTAAATGAAGACGGAACAGTTAATGTCGTAGCAATCCGTAACGACGAAATAAAAGATTGTGTTATTACTGTTCCAGTATTGAGACCAGAGACGCAAAGGGCATATATTCAGCTTAATATTGCTCCTGGAGACCGTGGGGTTCTTAAATTTTGCGATAAGTCAATTGAAGAATATCGCAAAGGAAATGAAAACTATAACGGCGACGACCGCACCCACTCAATAAGCGACGGAATATTCCAACTCGGTTTTTTGCCAAGCAATGAAAAATTTATATTTCCGGATGGAGAAATTGTCATTGGACTTAAAAACAGCCAATTTATTTTATCTGTAAATGAAACAGGAGACTTTACTATTAAAGCAAAAAGCATTATAATAAATTCAGCAAGCACTTCAATAAATGGTGATGTGAGTGTGAATGGAACTGTGACTGTTTCGGAAGATGTAATTGGTGGTGGAATAAGCCTTAAAAATCACACCCATGATTACAATCCAGGTCCAGGCAGTCCAACTCCAACTCAACCACCAAAATAGAGGAAGATGAATGAAAGATATTGCTTTGAAAGATGGACATTTGGTTCTTGAGAATGGTGATTTGAAACTTGTAGATGGCATTGAAAGAGTTGCCCAGCAGGTTGTTGTAGGTTTAAAAATTCTCAAGGGAGATTGGTTCTTGGATTATCGTGCTGGCATTGATTATATCAATGGTCTCAAAGCATATCCAAAAATATTGAAATCTGAAATTAAAAAGGCTATAAAAGAAGTGGTGGATGTTCAGGAAGTCAGAGACTATTTGTTTCATAAAGTTGGTGATGAATACCATGTTGGTGCAAATGTGGTTGCTGGCAATTCTGTGTTTAGAGTGGATGAGGTGTATAGATTATGATAATCAATGGCAAAGGATTTGTTTTAAGTACTCTAAATGAGAATTTGGCATTTTGGACAAATAAGCTTCGCACAGTGTTTGGCAATGATTTCAATATCAAGAAAGAGGGGGTTGTTGATAATGTTGCAACTGCATCTTCATTATCAGTGATGGATGTCGAAAATCAGATAGCATTCCTGATTAAGCAAATGAATCCTTATACAGCCGAGGGTGAGTGGCAAGACAAGTTGTATTCCATTATAGGATTAACAAGAAGACAAGCAACATACACAGTTGTTTCAAGGACTTGCGAAGGAACACCAAATACAGTTATTGAAGTTGGTGCACTGACAATTGAAAATTCCTCTACAAAAGACCAATTCAAAAATAATGACCCAATAAATTTTGACAGCACAGGTAAAGCCTTTGGCTCTTTTACAGCTGAAGAAAGCGGAGCAATTGACTTGCCATCTGATGCTCTGATAAATGTCATTACTCCTTTGGCAAATTTGACTGGTGTTTATTATGAACAAGGAAATACAATCCAAATTGGACAAGAATATGAAACTGATGAAGAGTTCAGAAAACGCTGGATATTAAATTCTGCTACAGTTGGAGCAAATACAGATGACGGGCTTGAAAAGGCATTGTTGGAGCTTGTAAATACAGATTCAGATTTGCAGATTTTTAATAATAGGACTGGCGAAGAAGTTGATGGAATTCCAGCCCACTCTCTGAAAATTGTTATCAATACAGCATATGATGATGAAACAGTCGCTCAAACTATTTTTGACCATCTTGTTGATGGTAATATGTTCGGACTTCAAGGAGAAATATCTGTTACAGTTACAGATAGCGAGGGACAAACTGAAACAATCAAATTTGACCGTGCTGAAGTGCAAGATATTTATATTCAAGTCAAAGTCGCAGTCAAGAATGGAATTCCTTTGGCAACTGTTCAATCAGAAGTTAAAAACAACATCATGGCATATATCACAGAGCATGGATTTGATATGGGTTCAATCATTTATGCCAACATGTTTGCTGCATCAATTTATGAAGCTGATGGTGTGGCTGGTATAACTCAGCTTAAAATATCAAAGAATAATTTAGATTGGGGTGACCAAATCCAGTTGTCAAAGACCCAAGTTCCAAATTTCGATAGCACAAGGATACAAGTATATGAACAATCTTGATTATTTTGCTCTGAATCAAGCATATTCCCTTGGTCAATTCAGGAACAATCCTGAATATATGGCTTTAATTGGTGCTGATGCTGGCTTGAAAGACAATTTGCAAAAGAATGCTCAATATCTGTTAGATTCAATTGATATCAATTTGGCAGAGGGTGTTTTTCTTGACTATTGGGGCTGGCTGGTTGGAATATCAAGAAGATATTTTAACATTTCAGCATACTTCAGCTATAACAGAGCAGATGTAAACACCGAAAAATATATATGGTTCAGCGAGCCTGAAACTGATTTTGTGGCACCATCGGGAAGTCTTGAAGACAGAGATTTCAGAGCAAGAATCAAAGCCAAAGCAGGTGCCAATACCAGCAAATGTACAAGAGAGGAAAACATAAGTATTATTAAAAATATGACTTTTGCCAAAAAAGTTAAAATTAAAAATGTTGACATCATGTTATTAGATGTGACATTGGTTGGTGATAATTTATTTTTTACCCAAGACACAAAATCAGATATTGAGCTTGTTTTGGGAAATGGTGTTGGAATAAGAAATTTAATGACGGAGAATGAAAATGGCAACACAAAAACCATCTAAACCGGATGTAATATTACCTAATAATTTTGGCGGTACTAAAACACCATATACAGAGTCTCAAATTAGCAACGGCTATCAGGAAGCTGTTCCACAAGTTGTAGATGGCGGAAATATAAATTATGAAAAAGATGCTGTTTTCAAATATCTGAAATATTTGAAAACAACCATTGATGCTTTGGTGGATATGCCTATTGGAAAATCTTTAATAATTGATAGCAATAACAGATTTGATTATATTTCACCTGAAAATGTTTCAAACAAAACTAATAAAATAAATGAACAATCAACAGAAAATCAATATCCAAATGCAAAAGCTGTTTATGAAGCAATAAAAGATTTTGATGTTAAGTTTTTGAAACAAATTGCATATGAGAATATGCGTGTAGTTGAGTGTTCTGGTTCTGTAACAGTTACTCTTCAGAACACAGATGAAGTTATTGGATTAAATATCACAGATGCTGCTACAATCTCTTTTGATGTATCTGTGTTAACTTTTCCCAAAACTGTTTATACTGTACAAATTTATGTTGTGTTTCCTAATGGTGCTAAGACAATATTTTTATCAGCAACTCCGAGTATTTTGTGGCTTAACAATACTGTACCAGACTTTTCTTCTACTAAACCACATTGGCTAGTATTAAGGTTTCTGCCTAATGATTCTTTTGTATTAATATCTGATGCTGGAGAGGTTTGATAATGACGATACCTTGTAGTTTATTTCCTTTGGGAACAATGATTGAACCATACAAAATAGGCGAGGTTCTTTGCAATATTTCAAATGGAGCTTCAGAGGTAATCTATTTATACCCTGGCATATATTATATTAGAGCTCAGGGGGCAGGTGGTGGTGGTGGTCGCAACGGATATTTTGGCAATGGTCAAGGTGGAGGTAGCGGGGCTGGATTTGAAGGATATTTGCGAATCAAAGGGAATGTTGGCAAAGTTACTTGTACTACAGGCGTTGGTGGTACAGAGGCCTATGATGGAAACCCAGGCGGTAACACACAAATAGGTGGAATTATGACGTTGGGTGGTGGTCTAGGCGGTGCTGGCGAAAATAAAGAACACATTGCTAACGAGGGGCTATACACTTTCAACAGCAACCCAGGTGCATGGGAAATTATGTCAAGTACAGTTGCAAGAGATGGCAATAGAGGAATAGAAGCTACATCATCAGGAAGTTTTAAATCCGGAGGAGATAGTGTTTTGACCAATAGTGGTGGTGGACTTGGGAATGCTAATGCTACCGCCCCAGGTGCTGGTGGTGGAGGTGGCTATCAATGGCACATTAATGGTGGTAATGGTAGCTACGGTGAATGCTTAATCAAGTTTGTTAAATTTTATTAGGAGAGTTTGAAATGTTTGGAAAATTGATTGATGGGAATATTGAATATGCACCGAATTACATTAAGAAAGACAATAAAGATATTTTCAATTACAATCTTGAAAGCAATTCTCAGATGCTCGTGGCTGACGGATATAAAAGAGTTATTGACAGCTCTGCTCCGTCTAAAATGAAAAAACCCCGCAAGTTTTGGGAAGAAACAGACACAGAGATTGTCGCATCTTGGGTGGACGAATATGCACAGCCAACTGTTGAAGAACAGAATGAAGCTATCAGGCGAGTTCGGGAAACCTCATACGCTCAAATTTCGGATAGAATTAAGCTTGACTATGATGAAGCTGTCGCTCGTGGCTCTGAAAATGCCGAGCAGTTAAAACAAGAGTGGCTTGCAAGCAAGGACAAAATCAGAGCCGAAAATCCTTATATTGAGCAGGATTAAACAAATATAAGGTGTATTTTGTAAAAATATGTGTTAATATATTTCAATTATTTAAAGGAGGATGTAGAAGCAATATGGAATATTTGTTAATGATTGTTTATGGATTATGGTGGGGATTCCTCCGGCGTTGGTATGGTGGTTGTTTTGGAAAATACCCTTTTTTGAGAAACAGAGGAGTTCAAACCATAGTTATGATGCTGTCAATGTTTTTGCTTTTCTGCAGTTTTAAGAGCTGGCAAGGAACAGTTGCCTCTTTGGTTCTGACTTGTTATTTGCAATTCCAATTTTGGAGCAGATGGAAGAACTGGCTGATTTGACAAATGATTTTGTTGAAGATGTCAGCAAAACAGAGCCTGAACTTGCCAAGAAATATTTGGCTGATGCTCACAATATTCTTTGTCCATTTATGGATGAGGAAGAAGCAGAAAAGTTTGTGAGTGAACTTGAAAATATTGACGGAACAGATGGTCCACATTGGAAGCATCCGGAAGATGTTTTCAAGGCTTCCGAACAGCTTGGCATTCCTCTTGAGACAAAAAGGTACAAGAAATGGGATTTGTATGCGGCTGTGAATATGGTGTATTCTGATTTTTATGATGAAGACAAGCCAGATTCAATGTATATCAAAGATGGATACAGATTTGTTTCTGACCCAGATTTCAAGCGGATTGGCAAAATGAAAATCTATGCTGCTGATGCTCGCAAGAAATAAAATATTTACTTTTTTCGAAAAAAGGCTTATAATTCCCTTGTCAGCAAGATGAGGGAATTTTCATATGTTAAGTCTGGATGAAATTAAACAAAGATTGGCAGTTCATGAAGGATTCAGGAGCAAGCCGTACAGATGCACAGCCAATAAGCTCACCATTGGAATTGGGCGAAATATTGAAGACAGACCATTCACAGAAGAAGAGCTCCGGCTGGTTGACAAAGATTATATGACCAAAGGAATAACCAAATCCCAAGCCTTTGCAATTTTGGCAAGAGATGTGATGCAATTTGACTTTGAATTGAGGCAGAATATCCCATTTTATAAAAGATTGGATGATGAACGGCAATATGCTTTGCTTGACATGGCATTCAACATGGGAATTGGCAACAGCAAAAAAGGGCTTCTGAGCTTCAAAAATATGCTGAACTATATGGGAACAGGATTTTATAAACAAGCTGCTGCTGAGTGCTTAAACAGCAAATATGGCAGAGAGCTTCCGACTAGGGCTGGCAGAATTGCAAGAACAATTGAAACAGGAGTGTTTAAATGGTAAAACATCATAAATGTTTCTGGAAAGCTGTCTCAAATATGAGTGACAAAAAATGGGAAAGAGTTAAGTTCATTCTTAAATTTTCCATTTGGTTGCTGATTATAGGACTAATCCTTGTGCTGATTTTTCTTGCTCCAGAGCAGTTAGAGAGTTTTGGCAAGGGTTTATCGCTTATTTTACCATTTGCTGTGTAGGAAACCATTAAATGTGGAATAAACTAATTGCCATTATTTTAATTGTAGGTTTTTTAGCCACACTTTATTTTTATGTGAAGAAAAGCATTGTTTTAGAAGTTGAGAAAAAGAAAGATGCCAAAACAATTGAAGTCATCAGATATGATGTCAAAAAGAAAGCCAAAATCATTGCTTTGCCTAATCCTAAGCGTGATGACATTCTTGAGCTCATGCTCTGCAACAAATTCTAGTTGCATTCAAGAAGTTGAAATTGAATGGCCAATCGCTGGAGAAAAAGTTGGCAAAGAACTTCAGAAAATTCCATACCAAGGCTATGAGAATTTTTGGGAGTGGTTAGGGCGGTTGCGCAAAACTCAACTGCAGTTGCAAAAGGATTAAAATGCAAATTTGGTGTGATGCTAGTTTTGACAATAACACAAAGAAAGCAGGATTGGCAATCACTCTGATAAGGATGCTCAGCCCAAAAGGCATAAACAGAAATTATTTTGAAATTCCAGCGTATGCTGCTGATAACAATGAAGCTGAGTTGCTTGCAATTAAATTTGGTGCTGAGCAGGCTATACAATACCACCCGAAAAGAATAAATATCATAACAGATTCTGTGGCTGCTATAAATGCAATCAAAAATCCCGAGCAGGCTTCTGGCAAATACAAGAAGTTGGCATTTTACATCAGAGAACTTATTGGTGACAATTTCCATATATACCACAGAAAAGCTCACACCAAAAGAAAAGACAGATATACATATGAGCAATCTGTCTGTGATATGATGGCAAAAAGGGCTAGGAATTTATGAGATTGCCCCCAAATGGCAACATATTCATATCCCTCTCCTTTTGCCTTTCTGTGAATTTCATTCGCTTCAAAAATATCTTGGCTCTGTCCGTAAAGAACATTTTTGCCATCTTGGTCTTTGACATAAACATAATATATCATAGCTGCTTCCTTTGAATATAGAGGGAGGACAATTCCTCCCATTTTTATAAGGCGTCCCAATTTACATCATGATTGCTGCACCAGTTTTCATATTCTTCTTCACCTTGTCTGATAATTTCTGCCAATTCAGGAATCTGTTTAACGGTTTTCTTGTCAAAATACCAAACCTTGTGGTCTCTTGCATATCTGTTGCAAAGGCAACTTCCATTAAAGCAAGAATATCTGCCATTCTCTCTTGTTACAGAAACTTCACTGTAATTGACAAGATGTTTAGCTGCATCATTCTGTACTTCTACAGGCAAAGTTTTCAGTTCATCTAAGCTGTTCAAATATGTATTTCTCATCGTTCATTCCTTTCCATAAAATCAGGCTGCCTTTCAACCTTATATATACAGTATAATCTATTTGAACAAATAAGTCAACAATTATTTTACATTTTTGTAAACTTTTTTGTTTATTATGTTTATTCAATAAGATAGGATGGCAATTTTTTATACCTATTCATGAATTTTATGAAATTTGGCAGAGATAATGTTGTCTGTTTACCATGTCTAAGTCTATGAAGAATTACATTTGCGCTTTTATCTAATGGATTTTTATTCCAGCAAGCATCTGAATATTCCTTGATGAGATTGCTGTATGTTTCTTTCAAAGGTTTATATGGCTGTTTATTCTTGCCAGTCATGATATAATCAAATGACACATCGCAAGCTTGGCAAACTTTCAAAACAGCGTTTATTTTTGGAAATGAATCATCTCTGTACAGCCAGATTGAACCACCAAAAATTTCCAAAGAAGCTCGCTTCAAATTGCCGTACTTGGCAACACACTCCTCAATTATTCTGTCTTTTGCTGACAAGGCTAAATAATATAATTCATCATCCATAATTCAGCTCCGATTGTGTATATGATGTATGCAACAAGACCTGTGGAAATAGTCACAAAAACAAACAGAAGTGTGCCAAAATCAATCTTTCTAACAAGTCTGATGTATTTAACACAAGCTATGCAAGCTCTCCAAAATTCAGGTAAAATTTTGGCAATGAAGAAATGAATTGCAAGCCCGTACAAAGCAGCCAAAATTACAAATATGCATTTGCTAATCATTTTTCTATATCCTCATAAAAAGTTACTTCATCTTTGTGGACGGGGCGACAATTTTGATAATAACTATCACCATCTCTTAAATACATATCATCTTCGTTATAGTCTACTAAAATTCCTAATACTTTCCTTTCAATATTCCAAAACCAGCAGGGGATTCTATTTTCGATAATATATCCCCAATCTATAGGCTTTTGATAGACTTCCCAATCATTTATGAAAAAGCAATATTGCGAAATACATATTCTGTACCACTTTCATCTAAAATTTTATTATCTTTCATATAAATAAAAGTATTTTTGCTCCACAGCGCACTTCTAATCTTTGCCCCTTTTCTGAACTCGGGCAGTAGTTCTTCTAAATATGACATTGGTTACTTCTCCTTTCTTTCATAAACTTATCAGCATATTTATATATTTGTTTTATTTTGCCCTGCACAAGCTCAATTTGCATTTCAATGCTGCTAATCATAAATTGCTCAACCAGCCCAGCAATAAGACAAGCATTTTCATTTTCGCATCCTTTCAATGGAGATATATAAACAAATTTTCTGTCTGGCTTTTGTATTTTTGGCATCTATTCCTCCTTCATAAAGAATGATTCTGGGTCTCTCAAAATAAATTCGCTCAGCTCTTTCTTGCTGCGCAAAGCGTTAACTGTTTTCTTGTCAACTGTGCCATTGGCAATCAAGTCAATAACATGCACCCTTTCTGTCTGTCCCTTTCTGTGGGCTCGCTTCTCACTTTCCTCACGGAAGCGCAAACTTGTATCGTTGCTGTAGAATATCACATTCTTGGCAGCAGTCAAGGTGTGCCCAATACCAGCGGTGCGGGGCTGTCCTATAAAATACAAGATGTCAGGATTGGTTTGGAATTGCACTTTGGCGTTGTGCTTATCATCATCACTCATGCCACCATAATATGTTACAGCCTTATCACCAAGATGCTTTTTAAGCAACTCAAGGTCTGCACGATATCTGCTGAAGATAATTGCTTTGCCAGTATAGGTTGCCAAGACTTCATCCAATGCTTTAAGAGCTGAGGGGACTTCTTCAATGGTTCTTGTTTTGGTGACAATTTTTCCACTGGCTTCATCTCTTTGCACCCACCAGCCTCTGGCAACTTGCTGCAATCTCATATTCTTGACAAGTGGCAGCTGCTCAGCTAGTGTTTCACCCTCAAATTCTGCAATGCTGGTCTTTCGCAAATCTTCATAAATAGCAGATTCTTTGTCTGACAAATCGAAATGCCATTTCTTGTAAATACGCTTTGGCAAATCCAAACAATCTCTTTCCAGCACTCGATATGAATAACCATCAATTTTGTCATAAAGTTTATCCATGTTTTTATAGCCAACCACTTCATTGAAGAAGCCAATCTTGCAATATTCTGCCTTGAATGCCGTCCAAGTGTCACAGCCAATAATCATCGGATTCAGGAATTTGAACTGACTGTACAATTCCTCACCACCCTCAGCCACAGGCTGTCCATCCAAAATACGCCGGAATTTTGCAAGAGGTGCAATTTTATCTGCCAAGAATTTCGTGCGCTTGGCTGTCGGATTCTTGATACATGCAGACTGGTCAAGCACCAATAGTGTTCTAAAATCATGCACAAATTTGTAAATCAGCTCTTTGGCTTTATCAGAAACAAAGGCTTCTGCATTGAAGCTGATAATCCGCAAACCCTTATCAAAATTGTAAACATCCTCAATTTCTTTCTTCTTGTATTTGGTCAAGTTTGAACTATACCAGCAAGCCTTATATGGACACCAATTTGGCATGTCCTCATCTAACTCTGTGTCAATCCAGTTACGATGCACACCATTTGGCCAAGCAATGATGACAAAACAATCAATCTCGCCTTTGCCATATAGATATGCTGCTGTGTCAATGATGACTTTGGTCTTGCCAGTGCCTTGCTCCATAAATAGCCCAAACTCCTGCTGGTCTCTGCTTATCATAAATGCTTTTCTCTGGTGGTCCATTGGCGGGCGTTTATACAGATGTCCATCCATGGAAAAGTCTATGTTCCCTGTCTTGTTATTCTTGTTCAATTCAGCCTGCTTGGCAACTCTTATATATTCATCCAAGAATGGCTTAGCTGATTCTTCCCAATGCACATCATCAAAGTTTTCATTGATAAACTGAATGGCATTTGCTGCTGGTCTGAAAATAAGGTCACGCCCTTGCCATCTTTTATAACCAGGCAGATTCGTCAACTTGGCAAAACCACCGTTTTTGCAGCCATCTTTAATGATGCAATAATTTCCGCTGTAATGTGAAATAATCACGATATTTTTCTCCATCTCAGAATGTTAACCATTCTCAATCCTTTAATTTTGCGCCCTTTGAAAATGTACCAGTCACCATCTCTGCCATCTTCAACGATTGGTTTGCCATATTGCAGATATTTGTCTCTGTTAACTCGGCAAAGGATTTTATCAGTGTCATCTTCAGCACGGAAGTTCAGAAACAGCGATTGCCCTTTGATTCTATAACCACCACGCTTTTCAACGTTGATAAGTTCGTTGTCATCACGCAAGTTCTTTTCTGATATTTTGCCCAAGAAAAGCACAACACCCTCAGCATCACCATCCAGCTCTTCAATCAGGCTTATTTTGGTGGCAATGTTGTATTTTTCTGGGTGCTCATAAATATCACCAAATCTTTCTTTTCCTTCAAACAGACAGTCATATTTGGTCACAGCAGTTTCAAGCAACTTCTCTTGTCTTGGTGTTAAGGCTCTGCCCTCTTTTCTTCTCAACTCAATATCATCAGCAATTTTTGGTCCAATGCCTTTGACATTGATATATCCACCATAAATAGTGTTGTCTTTGATGCTCCAGTTCTTTTCAGATTTTTCCTTGTCAAATGCACAATATCCAAATCCTTCCTTAACCATCTCACGCAGCAATCTGATGCATTGGTCTTCATCTTTGGCATTGCGCAAGGTTGCAGCTGCAAATTCAATTGGGAATTTTGCCTTCAAAACCATTGTCCAATAGCTCACCAATCCATAGCTGACAGCATGCGAACGGTTGAATGCCCAAGAGCCCATGGTGTTAATCTGTTCCCAAATTGTTTGGGCTTCCTGCTCTGTCAAACCATTCTCAATCGCACCAATTTTGAATTTCTCCCAATATTGGTCAAAGAACTCTTTTCCGAGAGATTTTGACATGGCTTTACGCAATGCCGAAACATCTTCCCAAGATAATTTGCCAATATCACGTCCAATTGTCATCACCTGCTCTTGGTAAACAACAATGCCATATGTAATTTTGGTGTGCTTCTCCATCATTGGGTGCAAATAAGTGGTTGGCTCTTTGCCAGTTCTTCTTGCACAGAATTTGGTTGCACCACCACTGACCAATGGTCCAGGTCTTGCCAAAGCTGTGATACTGACAATGTCTTCAAACTCATTGACATCAATCTGTCCACAAAGTGATTGCAGTGCTGTTCCTTCAAATTGAAAAACGCCTGTAAATTTTCTTTTGTTCAAAATGTCAAATGCTTCTTGGTCGTCCATTGGATAATTCAGCAAGTCATCACGTGTCCAGCCTACATTGTCAAGAATTTCCTGAATGATTGTCAAAGTTCTAAGCCCCAAAGCATCAATCTTCAGCAAGTCAAGAACTTCTGCATCTTTCTTGTCAATTTGGGTTGCACCAGTATGAGCATCACCAGAGCAATAGTTGCTCAATGGATGGGCAGTTACCAAAGTTCCAGCTGCATGCTGTCCTGTGTGACGGGCGTGGGCTTCAAGTTTGGCAGCAATAGCCAGCTGCGGATATTTCTCAAGAGTTTTCTTGCCAATGTCCAATTCATTAAAAGTGTCCATAATACAAAAGGCTGCACGAGCATCACCACCACTTCGCTCAATGATAGCTCCCTTTAAGTCCTCAACTTCCCAAACAGGAATTTGCAGTTCCTTTGCCACATCAGTGATTGTGGATTTTGCTTTGTAACGGCTAACCGAACCAATTCTGGCAACACAATCTGCACCATATGTTTCTTTGAGGTATTCAAACACCATATCACGCTTGGTGTCTTGGAAGTCAATATCAATATCAGGATAGTCAGGAATGTAATAGAAACACTCATCAAGCTGCTGCTGAGTAGGCTCTTTGTCTGTTATTCCAAGAAGATAAAGCGTCCAAAAATTCATTTTATCAGAATCAATCTTCTTTCCTTCTTCATACATAGATTCAATCTTTTTTAAAACTTTATCACAAGACAGCAATGATGAAATTTCGCTGTTGATTATTTTTCTGCTAAGCCCTTTTTTATCGGATAATTCTTCAATTTTTTCAATTAAATCTTCCATCATTAAACTCCTTCAAAAAAGTCAACAACTTTTTTATTGAATCTATGCCCACCACGATTGATGTCAATAAAGCGTTCAAAAATCAAATCATATGGAATCGGGTCAATGTCTGTGATATACAAAAGATAGCAGACAAGACTTCCTGATGAACTGCCACGAGCTGGACCAACAAGCATATGTTTCTTGCTAAATTTGCAAAGGTCAGCAATCAAATAAAAATAATCTTCAAATCCTTTTCTTTCAATAAGAGTCAGCTCTCTTTCCAATCTTGCTTTGTAAACTTCGTTTGTTAAGTCAACACCTCTTTCTTTGGCTCCCTTTACACACATATTGTACAAAGTGTCAGGACGGGGCGGATGCACCATTTCTGCTTTTGGCAATTCAGCATTGCACTCAGCAGCTATGAAATTTGCATTGTCAATTGCTTTGTCATCATCCCAACCAAGCAGCTCCCATTCATCTTCATCTAAAACATGGATTGGATTAATATTTGATTCAGCTGCACCACTGGCAAGAATCTGATAAGCAGGATAATCTTCTGGCTTTAACATATAATTGTCAGAAACAGCTGCACACTTAATCCGCATTTTTTTGGCATACGAGTGTGCATTCATAGGTGTGTTGGGGGATAAACCAAGGAAAACATTTTCTCTGCTGTATAGCTTCCGAAAATCCTCATTTTCTCGCATGTAGTCTGTAAAGTTAGAGAGAATGATGAAAATATTGGCACTAACTCCCAAAACATCATTGTAGTCAATTCTTGGTGTGTAATAGAATTGCTCTGTGGACTTTGTTGCCAGCTCATACAATTCTTTCAGTCCTGCATTATTGCGAGCCAAAAATGAAATGTATGTTGTTTCTTGCTTCTGATTCTCTTTGGCATTTTCAACAGTCGCCAACTCAACTCCAAAAATAGGCTTCTTGCCATATTTTTTGCAATACTTAGCGAACTGAACATGTCCCCAAGTCCCGTGTCTATCGCATATGCCAATGGCATCACCAGGGATAGTTTTGGCAACTTGTTCAATGAATCCATATGCTATTCTGAATGAATATTCTGTTCGCACCTTAATATTGTTCAACATTCTCTCAACTCCAAAATTACAACATTTCTTTTGTTCTTAACCATTTGACACAGCGCAGCAGAGCTTCCACATCTCCCATAGCTCTGTGGGCATTGTCAAAGGCTTCTCCAAAGGCTTCTTGATGCAACTTGGTTAAATTTAGACGATAGCCATGCATGGACTTTGTTCCCTCGCATGTGCAAATATGAACAGCTGGCCAAGGGAACTGGCAGCCTTTGCCAAGCCTTAACAATTCATTCTTGAGCATGTCACGGTCATAAGCCAAGTTATGAGCAATCAAGTGAGTTGTGCCAAGGAAAAATCTGCACAGCTCTGAATACCTTTTGGCAAACTTCGGCTGACCAGCCAGCATAGCATCTGTGATGTGGGTTATTTCTGTGATTTTGTCAGGAAGCTTAATGCCTGGATTTACAAAGAATTCAAGTCGGTCAATTTCCTCAAGTGTGTCAAAATCAACTTTGATGCCAGCAAACTCAATAATCTGCGGTTGCTCTGATAATGGTGCTGATTCTGGCTTCAGCAAACCTGTTGTTTCTGTATCAAATACAATGGCAATTCTTTTATGTTCAGTCATTGCTGTTTCCTTCCAAATAATCCATAAGCATTAAACCCATAACACCATACACAGCCAAATCTGACAATGTGTCAATGATTTCATCATGAGAAAGTTTTTCCCCAGAAGCTATCATCTTTGCCATATTCTCAAATCTGACATACTTTCTTTTTACATCAAAGAATAAAGATAACAAAGCAAAATTCTCTGGCTCTTGGCTTCTTGTTTTCACATAGTCCCCATACAGCACTCCCTTTCCGGCGTGTATTTTTGCCAATGTATCTTGTATTGAAACAAATCCTGCATTTTTCTTTGCTTTAAACAGAATCTCATCAGAAAGTCCTGACAATTTCAGCAGTTTTTCATTGAATGTAATTTCAGCCATCAATATTCTCCTTTGGCAACTTGGCAGCACAGAATACCATTCTCACGCCACATGTTAACAACTTTCTCTTTGTCATCAAAAACAGCCACTATATTGCAAGTTCTTTGAATTGCATCAAGCATTCTTTTTTTGACAACAGCATCAGATTCTTCATTTCCACAAGGACGCATCATAAGCTCGCAATACGGTATATCATTGCTGCACAGCCACTGCTCTGTTCTTTCTCTGAATTTATCATTCCTTCCTGTGCAAATGTAGATGGGATATATTTCAGAAAGAGCTTGGCAAATTTTAACAATATTTGCATTTGGAGCATCCAACTCCAAAGAATCATTAAAAGAATCATAGTCTGGTTTGAATTTAATCTTGCTCTTGTCTGCTAAAAAAACACCATGCTCATTTTCAACAACTGCAATATTTTCCTTTGTTTTCAACTCCTCAAGAAATATGAATTTTCCACCATTATATTCAACAGAACTTCCATGTTTTGGCTTCAAAAATTTAATTCGTTCAGGACTTGTCTTCGCCAAAGTCCCATCAATATCAAAAATAACAACATCAAGCATAATTATTCCTTTCTTAAAATGTCAAGAAATTTACGAGCAGCAACTGCTTCATCTTTGGTAACAGCACCCTTTTCTAGAACACCATTGATGAATTTATCCATTCCCATGGCTGCTTCTGTTTTATGTGAGATTAAGAATTTTTCAGCCCACGGATGGACTTCCACAACTCTCTTTATCATTTCATCAAAGACTTGCCGATATTCATTCTGTGTGCGATAGCCTGTGCGAGATTTTGCCAACTCAGCCAAAGTTCTCAAATTAAATTTGGCAATGATATTGGTGCAAATATTTGTCGGCAAAACACCCCTTGCATCTTCTTCTGGGATGCCAAGTTCAATCATCTTCTTGTATGCTTCATTGATATCAGCCATGGTCTTGTCATAAATTTGGCTTGCCAAACCATTTCCACCAAAGGTGTAATTTTTGACATAATCAAAATTTTCCATGTTCAGCATTCGCATAGTCTGCTGTGCGTATGAGCCTGTGCGAGTTCTGACAAATTGGTGTGTGAATGCACGGCTCACACCTTTGATTTCAAAAATGTAATCTACAAATTCCCAAGAGCTTGGAACAGTCTTGCTCATATAATCAAGCTCAGCCATCTTCTCTTCTTCTGACATTGCTTTGATTTTGTTTTCTGTTTCCTTACCAAGCTCAAGGCGCGTGCTTTTTGTGTACAGCAATGTGTCAACTGCGTCTTTGGTGTAGTTAATTAACCGAACTTCCATTTTCTTTCTCCTGCAGCAATTTTTCATTCATTTTGATGATTTTTACATCAGCATCAGTTAAAGTCACCAAGGCTGTGCACACTATACATTTAGACTTTTTTGAGATATATTCTTCCACCTCCTTGTTATTCCAATGCTTGATGACATCTTCAAGATAGCCAACTGAATTGAGAAGATTCTTGTACGGCTTCAGTTGCATTTCCATTTCTTTTCTGATTTTTAAATACTCTTCATCAACCATTCTTGCATATTCTGCTTGATTCTTTTCATATTCATCATCAGAAAATTGCCATCTCCAAGAATCAGGAAGAAGAATCCCAAGCTGTCCTTGAGCTGATGTGTGAGGCAAACCAAAACTCTGCTGAATATAAGCCTTTTTATATTTCTCAAGAATTTTCATATCATTCTGCGGAAATTTCTTTAATAGAACTTCTTTTTGCTTGTCTGCATATTCTTGAGCCATTTTCTTCATGATAGATTCAACATCAAGACAAGGATTCAATTTTATAATATGTTTTTTTGCAATGGCAAGCAAATCTTCAATCATATATTTTGCCATTTTCTTTTTTCTTTGTGCAGCCATGGTATTTCCTTTCATTTGTTACACATATATAATGTTTTGTTGTAGTTGTCTTGCTTCATGATTTTTTCAATGACATCAATGTCACCAATCACATCATCAAGCATAATCTGCCGCCAAGTGGCAAATCTGCCAAGTGAATAGATTTGCCTTTCGCGGCTTAAATTAAGAATGTTGTTTCTGCGGGCTGTATCATCCACAGGAATAATTTTGCCAAGTGGCTGAACAACCTTTGCAGGGATTGTAAATTCAGCATCTTTTATGCCAAAATATTCTCTTAAAATTGGTCTGACTAAATTGAAATTAGGGTCTTTTCCATACAGAGCATCAATCACTTCTTTTCTTCCTTCAAAAATTCCTTCATTGCCAGAAATGCTCAGTCGGTAAAATGGTGTGTTTTCATCAACATCATAAATTGTTTGGTAAACATCCACGAATGGCTCTTCAATGAAAAAATTCACAGAACAGATTTCTTTGCATTCATACTTGGTGCTGTCAGCCAATCCAGAAATTTTCATATTCAATGGCATAGGCAAGGTTGAAATTGCAACACCACCACTTGGTTGTTCAACTTTGTGATTGTATTCAATCTCAACACCCTCAGCCAATCTTTCAACAAAATCGTGCGGAGCTATATAGCGAACTTCACCATGGAAATTCTCAATGCTACGCTTGGCAACTGTTCCTGTGACTTTCTGGGAATAAAGGTTGTCAAATTTCAAATTGCTTTCGTTGTAAAGTTTGCCATCATACCAAATAGCTTTGCGGATGCTAACTTTCTTGAATGGAATGCCAGTAGCAATTGACACTTTGTCTGTTCTAAATCTCAAAAGGGCTTTGTGATTATGAGGCAACTCTGATTTTGCTTCATAAACAATCGGGTTGTGCTTTCTTAGAACATTGGCAGCAATAAGTCCTGCCATTCCAGCACCCCAAATTTGTAATCTATCTTGCACTGTATTCTCCGACAATTTTGTAAATGTTATCTGAATTGAAAACTTGCTTGAATTTGTACTGCTCTTTGTTAAGAATGCACTCAATATGATTCAGCATAGTTTTGCGGGCTTTGGCAGAATTAACAATTGAAGTATTCTCAGCCAAAAATGTTATCATCTCAAGACAGTCAGCAATCTTGATTGCATCTTTCTCTTCTTGGCTAGGCACATACATTTCGTGAGCCATTGCCAAATCCTCTTCAATGCTATCAACAATCTTCTTAATCTCTGGATGCTCCCATTTTACAGTTGACGGGATATCGCCTGTGAATATCTCATAAAAGTCATGCAGCAGGCAAGCCATAAGCATCTGATAAGATATTGGCTTGTTATAGATGAAGCCAAGAATCATAGACGCCCGCCATTGGTGCTGTGAATTTGTTTGCTTATTCCTAACACACGGCATGGCGTGATATCTTTGCACATCACCACTGTCAAGAATTGTTTTGATATCTTCAATTTTCATTTAGTTAATTCCTTTGCATTAAAAGATTGGAGGGCAGAGGGACTGCCCTCCATTTTTGGCATTACATCGGGTCTGAATCACTTTCAGCGTCAGATGCCATTTCAACAGGGTTGGCAACTTTAACATCACCACCAATAACAGCCTTGCGAAATTCACGAGCTGCCATATAAAGTTCAACCCCACCAATTTCAGTTGTTGGCTTATAAGCAGCAACTGAAATGCCAAACCAAGAACCATTGTCGTTGCTTTCCGGAACAGTGGTCAATTTGTATGCCATATAGAACATGGCAGGATTCATTGTGCCTTTTCCATCCGGTTTCGGAATCTGCAGCTGGTTGATAAGGGTGTTCCATCTGCGGGCTTTTTTAAGCTGAGATTTTGCCAAAGAAATTACAACCTGCTTTGTGGTTTTCTTTTCTTCATCCACAACCAAACCATAATATTCAGCAGTCGGAACAATCTCATTGCCATCAGCTGTGATGTGATTGCCTTTGTCATCAACTTCACATGCTTTGTATTCAGCATCGCTGACGCCATGGTCAGCTACAAATCCACCACCAGCTGTGCGGGGCTTCCATTCAATGTGTGCTCTGCGGTATGAAACAGGAATGAACAACAGTCCTTCAGCACCATCTTTGATTTCATTTGAAATGTTATCAAAGAACATTCCTTCCTCAGCCCCTTGGATATATCCGCCGGAGCTTTTTTTGACCTGGTCAGAGCCAGACTGCAAAATGGAAATACGAGGGATGGCAAAGTCATCTTTGTTCATAAATTCAGTGCCAGCACCAGCATCTTCCATCAGCATTGCATCAAGCTCTGCATTGGCAATTGGAGTTTCCTTTTTCAAAGCAACTTCTTTTTTCTCAGTCATTTTATTTTTCCTTTCAAAATATTAAACATTGTCAATTGTGTGTTAGCCAATCTTTCTTGGCTGTTTAATAACTGCCTTAAAACCTGTATACACACTGAACAGGTCAAGTGGCACATTCGCACCACTGGCAAGTTTCTCCTTGATATATGAAGTCAAAGAAGCATTGTGAACAGTTGTGCTTCTGTCGTACTCCATACCAATCTCTTTGCAAAAGTCAACAAATTTCTCTGCGATTTCATCTTGTCCTTTGCCAAAATCAACAGAAATGTTGTTCTTGATAATAGCTTCACCACCGTTAGCTCGCATCCAATCTAATGCTCTGTGATTGCGGTCAATCAGTGCATCTCTCTCATCACCTTGTGCTTTAAGGATTGCACCACGGGAAGGCAGTGAAGCCTGAACAACATCTTTGATAGTGATTTCAGAACCATCACCAAGTGTGAATTTCTTTATGCCAAGCCCCGTCATCATATCTGGCAAAGTTACTGCTTCAATCTCTCTGTACTGTTTTTTCTTTTCTTCAATCTCAGCTTCCATTTCAGCAATTTCGCTTGCCAAATTTACCATTTCGGAAGCCTTTGTCTGCAAGTCTTTTAAGCTCACATCTTTGTCGGCATTTTCAGCATCAGACTGAAGCAAAGCATCAAAATCTTTCTTATCCATGTTCTTTCTCCAAATTGAATTCAAGCGGCATATAAAATCCACCAATCTTATTCCCATCAGAATCTCTTTTACGATTCCAATACAAGAATCTGACTTTATTAAAACCAAGCAAAGCCAAAGCAAAGCAAACACATTGCAGAGCTGTCGGGTCGCCCAAATTTGGCCAAAGAATAAAATCATTTTCAGCATCAAACTCTTTGAGAGTGTTCATGGCTTCTCTCATATACCTTGTCGGCATTGAGCAGATTCTTTGGTCTGGTGTAAAGACTCTTTCCAGTCTGCCATATTCTGCAGCTTTGGAAAAGTCCGGCGTCCATCCATTCTTTGGCTTGGGCTCTTGAACAATATACACAACCATTTTGTTTATTCCTTTTCATTTACATTTAGCATTATTTTACAATTATCAACTTTTCTTTTGACCTTGTTGCAGCTGTGTAAAGCCAACGAGTTTGGTCAATTATTCCACCCCTAACAGCTGAACTTTGGTCCCAAACCATTGTGGCATCAAATTCAGAGCCTTGTGCCTTATGAGCTGTCAAGCAATATGCAAAATCAAATGGATATATGTCAGCTTTTAATGGCAAACATTTCCAAATTCTAACAAAGTCTTGCTCAAATTTTTCTGAATCGTGATATTTCCAAAAGTCTTTGTTCCAGAATTTGAATGAGTTGAAAGAATATCCTGTTCCGGTTGCTCTTTTAACATAAATGATGGAAAGCCCTGCCAAGTCTTGAGAAATATCAACATTCTTAACAGCTGAAAAAATCTCACCATTGAATGCCAATATTTTTCCGCCAAATCCACTGCTCTTGTCTCTGATGTTGCTCAATGATATAACTGGCTCACCCTCATAAACTTTGTTTTCGGTAAAACCAAGCTTGGTGCGAACTTTGGCATTGATTGTCCTGCGAAGATTGTTATTATAGCAAATGTGAGTATATTTATGTGAATTTTTCACAACTTCCTCATTGAACTTGTTAACAACCAACAAATGCTCACCATCTTCAAATTGTTTGAAATTTCTGCCTCCCTCGCGAATGTGAGTTGCCAAATTGATGATTGGATTTTCTTTGGCAACACGATGCACTTCATCAAGGAAAATATCAGTCTTTGTTTCTGCAAAAACATCTTTTGATTTTATCGGCGGAAGCTGCATTCCATCACCAATCAAAACAACCTTATCAAACACACTTGTGATATCAGCCAGCTCCTGCTCTTTCAGCATAGATGCTTCATCAATAATGGCAATTTTATTTTTCAGCTCTTCTGGATTAGCCACAAAATCAAATGCCAGCTCTTCACTCTCAATCACAGGGATTTTCTCACCATGGTCATCAAGAATGAAATTGCCATCAGCATCTTTGTGATATTCCATCTTGCCATCATTCTTCTTGAATTTAAGAGTGTTTCTTGGTGAATACAAAATTGAGTGAAGTGTGCTGGCAGAAATGCCTTTGTCCCTTAAAACTTGTGCTGATTTATTTGTAGGCGTCAAAACAAGGCATTTTTTGCCAAGTTCTTGTGCAGCCTTAGACAACACAAATGACTTGCCTGTTCCGGCGTATCCTTCAATTTTGCTCACTCCTTCTCTTGCATTGCAAATTAAATCATAAGCTGCTGATTGTTTTTCTGTTAACATATTGTTAATTCCTTTTCATTTTCTTTACATATTACATTGGCAATGCATCATCAACAGGATTTCCACCTGGCTCAGAATTTTGCAACCATTTAGTAAATGCTTGTTTCATTTCTTCAGGTGTTGCATTTTCATAATTGGCAACAGCCTCAGGCACAATCCAGAGACGAACTCTTGAGCCATCTTCCAAATATACGGGCTTCTCATATTGTTTGAAGCCTGCATCTTTCATAACCTCTGCCCACTTAAAATCAGAGAACTTCAAAAGATTCTGTGGAATTGATTTTGAAGCCTTTATATGCCTGATTGAAACAACATCCATATTGAATGGGTGGGCTCTGTCTTCAGCTCTGCCAAAGATAAATTGCTCCAAGGCATTCCGGCTTGCCTCAATAGAAACAAGCTTCTGCTTCGTCATAGGAGCTGTCCCCTTTGGATTGAATTTGTCAAGTTTGATTTTCTTAAAGTAATTCATGAGAACTCCTGCACAATCTGGTGAATCTAAAAATTCATACAACCTTTGATAATATTCATCTGTGTTTCTTTCAACTGGAACTTGAATAATGCAATACCGCTTATCGTATTGGTCAACCAGCAAAGCATCTTCGTGGTTTGTTGTCATTAAGATGTTGTATCTATTCGGCATGGTATAGCTTCTGCCACCAGGCAAGCGAACCATTGTTGTTGGTTCTGTGATAAAGGGCTTCATCTTGTTCATCAATTCAATGCGGTCGGAATGCTTAATTTCCTCCACAATTACAAGCTGAGCCTGCTCTTGCCAATCTGTATAAATTTCGTGCAGTCTTTCATTGCTTGGTGATTTTACATTATCCTCACCAAGAACTTTCCGCATGAAATGTCCAATTGTAGATTTACCAGTTTGCTGATGTTTACCACATAGCACAACAGACCATCTTATTTTAACACCTGGATTTTGAACTTGGAAAGCAAGCCACTCAATCAAAATTTGTCTTTCTTGTTCATCTGGCACCAAGAATTTGAGGTGATTTTCAAAGATGCTGGCATCTCCGTCAATAGGCTCAACACACGGATTCACCCAAGTGTTAATCTTGCGCAATCCGTCCTCTTCAATCAGCAATTCTTGACCAGGTGCAAATGTTGGACAGTCAACAATATCAATGACAGATTCAGTCACCATCTCATCAACCATATTGTCTTTTGGCAGCTTCAACTTCTTTGCCAACTGAGATTTGTCAAATCTCTGCTTCAATCCTGCATCTGTATATTCCTTTGTGGAAATGATATGAATCCAGCCAAATCCTGCCTTTTTGAGAAGCATTTTGACTTCATCATCTGACATTCTTCTGATAAAGGATTCGCCTTTGGCAAACAGAATGTCGTCAAGCCCTTTGTAATTCTCATCCCAAGTTTCAATCTCAGCATCAAGCCCTAAATCCTTAACAAGCTTGTGAAGCTCAGCAATCATCTTATAAGTTGCTGCACTGTCTTCGCTGTCAAGGGCAATCTTGACTGTGCTCACTTCAAGCTCAAGCAGCACATTCTTCAAATCCTGCGGGGCGGTATTTACACCATTCAATCCCAATGTGTAATAATTGCCAAGGGCTGTTGCAATATCTGCCTTTAATGGTCCTTCTGTGATTCTTATAACTGAACCACAATTCTTCGGCTTGCCATCCTTAACATTCACCACAGGACAATGAGTTGTCGGGAATGCCTTTCCACCCTCTGTTTTATTGCCAGAAGAGCAAAGCAAATATTTCCGATTGTTAATAGCCTTGCGGGGGCGATTCAAGATGTAATTTATATTGCCACCAATATCTCTGATAGGAATGAGCATCCCAGTCTGGGCGTTAAAAGCCCTTAATCCATTCGCATTGATGAAAAAACCAGGATGCCCCGTCAGATTATAACTTGAATCAATTTTGGACACAGCTTTCGCTGATTGTGTATTCTTGCCATTCTGCCAAGTCTTATATCCAGCCTGAGTAAAAAATTGCTGCTTCATTCCTCTTTTTGTCAATTCTTCAATTTCTTGTGCATCCAATGTTAAGTTGTTCAAGAAATTTTCATTTATTTCGGTTGCTAGCGATTTTCTATCAGTCTTGAAATAAGTATTTGATGACATTATTGCCTCTTTGAATTCTGGTGATGGTTGTTATAAAAATATAATTAACAATTCAAAATTAAAAGGGCTTTTATTTGTCCGTCAAAACATTCTTGTATTTCGGCAAGTCTCTACTTTTGTACACCAATTCACGAGATTCATCATCTACAGACACAAATCCGTGATTCCAATCCCAAGCCAAATCTTTATTTCTTCCGCCTTTTGCCAAAAAGTCTTCATAAGAAATTCCCTCATCACCAGCAGCCATGATAAGCTCAAATGACTTGTATCCCCATGTTCCTTCACGACGAGGATTTGCATTCATATTTGACTTGATAATGCCACCCTCAAATTGAGATTTTTTGCCAGAGTGCTGAGGCTTTGAAGCCTTTTTGTCACCTTTGTTTTCATCAATCATTTTGAACAATTCTCCAATACCATAACCAAGGGTTGCTCTGTCACGAAAAGCCAGAACTGCAGCCAAAGTTCTTTCAACAGCTGTTTTGTGGTCTCTGAATTTAACAATCTTCTTGTTCTCAGGAACAGTTGTATTGTAAAGTTCGGCTAATTTTGCACCAGTCATTGTTTCCAATACCAGTTCGATTTCTTTTGCTACATTGTTTGTCATTGTTTATTCCTTTCCATAAAATTAAGTTAATTTGTTCTTACATTATTTAACATATCTCTAAAATGAACAAAAGTCAACAATTATTTTACAACTTTTCAAATATTTTTTCAAAATTTGTCTTAATTGCTTGAATTTCAACAATTATTTTTTTGTTCATCTGATAGTAAATAAACCGATTTTGCTTCCTTGCAGTCAAAATTCCTGCATTTTTCATCTGAGAAAGAAGATGTGACAGAGCTGAATTTTTCAAGCCAATAATCTTGCAAATCTCAGTTGGTGTTCTTTCTTTGCCGTCAGCCATCACTCTAATGATTTTGAATTTGGCACCTGAAACGGCGTATGTTATCATCTTTTCTTTATCCATGTTCTTTACTCCTTATTGCAAAATGTCTTCTTTCTCAACCAGAAATCCATTGTTAATGGCAATGGCTCTTCCATATATCTTATTGTGGCAGACTGGGCATTCAATTATATCATCCCTGTCAACTGGTGAAAACAAATTGTCGCAGCTCGGGCAATACCCAATCTCATAAAAACAGAAATCTGCCATCTCAACTCTGTCAAGATAAAGAATTTTGCAACCCTTGCCCATTTTATCTTTCGTCTCCAGAACCATGCATTTTGCCTCTTGCCATTCTGTCAAACAATTTCGCAGCATTAGCCTGCAAAACACTTTCTGTAGTAAATCCAAGAGAATTGCTCAAGTCTGTAAAACTATTCACAAGACTACGCATTGCTGCTCTTTCCTTTTGCTTATTTCCCTCAGCCATTCCATTGACCATCATGCCAATCTTGGAAGAAATTGACATGATAACCTGCTGAGGCTTCTTGTTTGTCTGAAGATTGTCAGGCTTAAACTGCTGCTGATTGAAATCAATCGACTTCCGCAGATAGCCAAGATGAATTATGTACCACCCCCCAATCACCAAGTTCTTTCTTCAATCCGGCTTGTTTTTCTTGTTCAGGAACATCATCTCTATGAGCTTTCTTAAGTTTCCCTGTAATTTCTCCAAATTCCTCTAGAAAACCATAAAAACAATGTTCCTGTGTTCCTTTTCCATCCCAAGTTTTCAGGACAACATTTTCAAGATAATTTTTAGGCGTCATTTTCATTCTCCAATTCTTCTGAAATTCTAAATTTTTCGCCAGCTTCCAAACCGCTCTTGGCTGCCTCAGGGTCTATGCTGTCTGACAGTTTCCTTTTTGCTTTGTAGATTTTTTCAACACCAAAATCTTTCATGAAATCCTCTTTCAAATTCTCTCTGTTCAGAACAACCAAGTCTGTGCCGGTTGACTTCTGGCAATTTTGCTGGCGGGCTTCTATGAAGCCAAACAATCTTTCAATCACTTTTGAGCAATATCCATTCCGGAATGAATTTGTCATCACCAAGCTATTGCTGCCGAGTCTTTTGCTGGCAAGATAATTCGCTGAATGCTTAAATTTCTGGACTTCAATCTCCATCTCAAATTCAAATCTCTTTGCCATATCAATTGCCAAGTTGACAAATTCACCATCACCAAAAACAATCATCTTTTTACCTTGCGTAAAGGCTATGCAGCCAAAATATTCAGCAATCAGATTTATAACACCATTGAACAAATAAAATGGATATTTCTTTTTTGGTGTGAAATATTCATGTGTATTTTAAGCTGATATTTCTCAATCAGCATGTTTGCCTTTTCCAAAGCAATCTTCTCTTCGGCTTCGGTTGCACCATTGCTTTGGTTAACTTCAAGCAACTTTTTAACCTGCTCTATAATTTTGCTTTTATCCAGCATCTTTCCAATCTTTCAAAATGTTCTTGTCAACAAGAGAATTTATATCAATCTCATCTTCTGTAGGCTTTCTGATTTTGACTGGATTCTTCATATCACTCTCCAAATAACCTCTTAAAAAATAATGTCACAGAATCTTTATTCTTTATGTCGGCAGCAAATTCTGGATGAAAATCTTTCAGTGTAAAGTCACTAATGGCTGAACCAGAATGAGCATATATTTTGTCACCACAATACACAACAACATAACTCTTGCCACCACTTGCTGTGTACTTTTTATGCCATATGGGCTGCTGTGGCTGAAATATCGGCTTTTCGTATGTGCTCTTGACTGATTTCAGCTCAACCCAAATTGCCTCACCATTCTTGCCAAGACAGAATACATCTGGTGTCCCTTGGTTGACCCTGTTCTCAACACGCTCGCAATATTTTGTGTGGAGCTGAAACATCGGACGAAATTTTTCCCAGAATTCTTTTTCTTTCATCACTTTCTCCGGCAGTCAGGCTTTCCATCAGGAAGCAAAACAGGCTGAATGTAAACATACGCTGGTGATACTGTGTCTTTTCTGGTTGCCAAATATTTGCATCCAGTTTCAGAGTCAGTCAGCAAAATTATACCCGCAATTCCTGAACTTTCTGCTTTGAATCTTGGCTCAGCAGAAAATGCAAGCTTGTCAAAAAGCATAACAAAAATCAAAACAAGAACCAAGATTGTAAAAAATTTCTTCATTGTTCATTCCTTTCCATATTTTATCAGTTACTTAAATTATAACTGTTTATTTGACAAAAGTAAACAATTTACATAAATTTTTCTTTGGCTAAATTCCGGAAGAATTCAACCAGCTTTTCTGTCATTCCAGAATCTGTGATAATTTCAGCAAACCAGCCTTTGTCATCACGACACAGGTCTTCACGAGCTATCTGCTCTCTCTCAGAGAGAGGAACATTGACAGTGTGATATCTGTCATCATACTTGTCATAAATGACTGCTTTGTCTTCATCAGAAACAAAATTATCTTTTTTATTTTCAAAATTTTCAAAAAAGGCTGCCAAAATAGGCTTAAATTCCTCAATCTTTTCAAGCTTGCTCAGCAAAGTCTGCTTCGGCATTTCACAAGGCAGACAAGCCCCATCATTCTTTTCATCAATGAAAGTCATTTTGTTTGCTCCACAGGGTTGAATTGTCTATCAGCAATGAATTTAAGCATCATCTTAATATGCATCGCGTCTTTCTCTCCAGCCCCTATGCCAAGGCTATCTGAAAAGCCTGTGCATTTGCCATGCTCAATAAAGCCAGCTGATGTTGGTGTTTTATTTATCCCATCAGCAACTGCTTTGTGCTCAATTGTATCAGGGAAAATCACAGGAAAAAAATTGTCAAATATGATATATTTCATGTGACACCCCCCCTAGCGATAGAGGGTGTGGTGGCAAACATCATAAGAATGTGTTTCTTGACACTTTCTCATTGCCTCATCATCAGAGCAGCCACAAACCGAAATTGCAATCATAGCCAGTATAAACAAAATTTTCTTCATAATGTTAATTCCTTTCCATAAAATAAGTTAATTTGCTCTTACATTATCTTTATACTATGTTCTAAACAAATAAGTCAACAATTATTTTACATTTTTGTAAACTTTTTTTGTTTTTCTTGCTCTTTCGATATCTTCTTCCATCTTTTAATCATAGCCTTTGCATGCTTTTGCTCATTTTCTCTTCTTACTTTTGCAGCCTTTTTAGCATTTTTGGCGAGCTTCTTTTTCCATCTGATATTGAATTTGCTTTCCTTTTCTGCATGTGCCAAGAAATTCCTTGCAAATCCAATATCAGATATAATGTAAAATTTGTATGTCAATGGATGGCTCCTGACAAATTCAATATACTCTTGCGGAAACATAAATGGTTGAGCCAGCATCTCTTTCCGGCTTAATGGGAAGATGAACTGGTGTCCTTCAAGGTCTTGTTTCTTGATATTGTGCAAGGTTGCACCACTCATTATTCCGCCTTTGCGAAAACACATCAGATATGCTGCCCATTGCCTTGGTGTCATTTTATACACTCTTCCAATTATGCTGGCTCTTATCATTTCACCATCTTTGAATGGTCCACGGAATGTTGGGAATCTTTCCATCTCAAGCCTTTCTCAGAACACATTCATAATGGCTTGGCAAATATTTGTCAGCAACTCCAACCACTTCTTCAGCTGGCTCTCCATAACAGGCATACTTTTTTGCGATATACTTTCCATCTGGCAAATCTATGAATCCCATCTCATCAGCATACGCCGGCAATTTGACATGTCTTATAACACCATTTACAACCATCCAGACTCTTTCTGTTTCGTTTTTGTGCATCTTTTCAGAAGCTGCCTTTTCTATCTCATGAGGCAGAGCTCCGCCATAGCTGCCCAAATAATTCAGAATCATCACAGCAGCATACGGATTGAAATTGTATATGCCTGCTGCTGCAATATAGCAATCAGCCAATTCAAAATCATCTTCTGGGGATGCCAAGTGCTCATCCATCTCTTCTGAAAATTTTAACATCTGATTTTCTAAATTAGCTCCTGCAAACAATTTTCTATGGCGGGCTGCCATGTCCTTAAACTTTGCAAAATCAAAGCCATTTTTCCAGATTTTATTCAAATTTTTCTGTTCCATTTTTGCTAATTCCTAACTTTTCTCTAATTTTCTTAATTGCAAACAGCTCTATCTGTCTAATTCTTTCCTTGCTTAATGAATATTTTTTGCCAAGCTGGCTCAATGACTTGCCATCACATCTGCCAAATAGTATGCCATAAGTCCTTTCTGACAACTCCTTTTGTGCCAATTTCTTGAGCTGCTTTCCGCAGATTGTCCTATCTAAATCGATAGGCTTATCCTGCAACTGAATATCACAATCCGGATTATCGATATTAACATAACTGAAATTATGATATTCATCAATTGCTTTCTTTGTTATTTCAGATAATTCTGCACTCTCAAATACAAGATAATTGGTACAAGGTCTCACAAGATTGACATTTCGCAAAACATATTGACCAAGATGATAATGCAACCAATATTCAAGATAAACACCGAAGCTCGCGCCCTTTTCAGCATTGAAATATTTGACAGCATTCATGATGGCGAATATTGCTTCCTGCTGCAAATCTTCATTATCAATCTTGCTCCAATAATACCGGCGAATCCATTTCTGAATGAGGGGTTGAAACAACTCATTCAATTTCATGATATCTTTCTTTTTAACATAATCAATAATTTCCATTGCTTTATGCTTCCTGCACACTGTCAAATTTCCACATAAATTCTACACCATCTGGTGCTTTGAACTCATCATTCAGCAGATGTGTCACCAAAACATATATTTTCTTCGGCTTAAATTCCCGCACCTTTTCAATTGCAGCAAGCATGGTCTTGCCAGAATCAATCATGTCATCCACAATGATGCAAATTCTATTTTGGTATTGTTCATTGTTTGCATAGTTTCCAGCACAAAAAATTTCAATGCCATTTTCTGTTCTTTCCTTGCAAAATTGTATATGCTTACAATACAACGGATTGCTTGGCAAATTATGCGATAATACAGTCCAAGTTTGCCAAGCCCTATCAACTGCACCTGAGTCTGGTGCAAAAACAAGAAATTTGTCATTGTTGTGTATTCTGCTTATCTTGGTGATTTCTTCCTGCCAAAGCTCTGAAAATTTTATGTTTCTGAACTTTATACCATGGAAAATATTGCTTTTTATATTCAGATGAAAATCTGATGTGCAGACCTCATCAATTTCTGCAGCCTTAAGCATTTTGAAGAATGTTGACAAAATGTCTTTTCTGCATCCATATTCTTTTTCTGGCTTATTAGCACGCCCGAATGGCAAATATGGACAAACAAGTTTTACATTGCTGAAGCCAACAGCTTTAAGCTCATTAGCAATGTGGCTCAGAATAATTTCTGACCATTTCATGTTGAAATAAAAATATATTTCAATGCTTTTGCTCAAGTGAATGCAAAAATCATGCAATTTTTCTCTTGGCAAGTTGATTTTAAATTCACCATTTCTGTGATATAAAACAGTTGCAACACATCTGTGTCCATCTACATCAAGAACTATGTTATTCATTCACAATATCCTCCTTAGGCTTATTTTCCCATGTGTATTCCTGTGAATTGAATTGCATATGAATTCCAAATTTCATTTGCATTTTCATTCCATTCATCTACAAATTTTCTTACAATGTTCTTTGCATCAGAAAAAGTTTTTTGGCAAGCGATTGGATTGACTGCTCCTAATCCAAATCTTGAACAAGCTATGTTCCAACTGTCTTTTCTTGATGTTTTATAGATAAAACCACTGTAAGTTCCATCCAAATAAATATTCCACTCAGAAAACCAAACTTTCTGCTCTTTATTTTTGGCAAATTCAACTTTCATCAGTTGCTTCTCCTTATCTCTCTGATTCTTGCCAAAGCCTTTTCAATTCTTATTTTTGGCTGATTGTTTCTGAAGTCAAAATGCACTCAATCGCATGCAAAACAGTCTTGGTTGTATCAATGCTTTCTTGTTTTGTGCAATTTCTCAAATTTGAAATAAATTGAACAAATTCATCTTTGTCAACCAAGACAGAATCATACTTCTTGCAATAATGCTTCACCAAATCTTTATGCATTTTGACCACAGGCACATCCTCATATTTACCTGTGAAATCTTCCGGAGAATAAAGCCCTGCCATACTGACATCGCCTGTGTATCCTGATTTATTTTTGCACCAAAGCACCCAGCCAGACTTGCTATAATATGTGTGCTCTATGCTGATACAGATGAAATTCTTATTGGTCATTCATTCTTCCTTTACATATTTACTGCCAATTCTTTCAATGATGTTTTCTTTGGCTCTTGAATCCTTAAAAGATAGGCTCATTTCACCAGTTGAATGCTTGAATTTATATGAGCAGTCTTCCTCTGACCATTCAATAGTTCCTACAAAAACCAAATCATGCGGTGTAGGCTCAGAATAACTTGACCAATGTGTTCTTGTGTACTTGACCAAATCACCATCAAATATTTTATTGCCAAAAGAATCAACCTTGCCTGTATATTGAGCAATTGCATCAGGCACGAACCATGCCCACTCATCCCAGTGGTCATCATATGCATCAAAAGCCTTTTCAATTTCGTCGTCAGAGAAACCTTGTGAATGAAGATTGTGGTAAAAATCATCCCAGCTGATTCCAATATGACCATCTGTATAAATAGCCACACCATCAAGGTGGAATCTGACTTCCTTTTCTACATCTACATATCCGTCTTCTTCCACATAAATTGTGCGGGTAATATAAGCACGAAATAACAACTCTATCATTGGCTTTTCTCCATGAAATATCTAACACCAATTCCAGGCTTGCTTCTGTAATATGCAAGCTCTTGCTGACAAGCTTCTTCTGAAGCATAAGTGTCAACAATTTCGGTTGTTCCACCATCCTTGACAAATTTGATATCCCAAAGTTCCTGATGGTCTTCTATTCCGTCCAATTTTCTCATCACCTTGCTTATGGCTTCCTGATTATCAATCAGATATTGCCTCAGCTGTGCATAATTACGATATTGGCCACCCTTGCCAGTTGACATTTTGTACTTATTTTTTGGATTGATTAAAACTCTGAAAAAGTCCTTGGCTTCTTTCGGCATTTCATACCACATGCCCTTGCAAGAATAGATTAAATTGCACAGACTCATGAGTTCATAAACACCATCATCACCCATCTGCTCACCAGCCCAAAGTTGCATCAAGAAATCAACCTTTTCCATGACAAGATAAAATTCGTCATCACTGAATCCTGCAGCAGTCTGCTTGCTTATATTGTCAATGTATTTACTCATTTATCTTCCTTTCTTTTTACGGGCTTCCAAACCAATTGCTCTAAGAAGTCTTTCACTGTTTTCAACTTGCTATCAATGCGCAGCTTCTTGTATTTATCCCATGTATCAAGCACAAGCAATTCTTCACGAGCTGTTTTCAAAGCACCCAAAACTTCACCAATATTGTTTATAGCAAAATCACTGTTAGCTTGCCAAATTTTCTTCTTTGCTTCCAAAGGGCTTATGTATTGCTCATCAGGTGAAGCAGAAAGAATTCTTGCACCACAATAAGCTCCGGCTGCCCAGCCATTTTGTTTCTGTACCAAAGCTGCAGCATCTTGCTCAAATTTTCTTCGGCTAAAATAAATTTTAAAAAACATCATTTGCTCCTTTTAAACATTGGTTGGGTGTATATTTTAATTTTGCCAGATATTGATTGTTTAGTTTCAATAAGCAAACTTCCGCAGGGCTCATATCCTTCATCAATCTTTTCATTCACTCTATTGATGAAATTATCAAATTCAGCCTTTGTTCCAGTTGAAACAGCTTCGACCAATATGTATCTCTGTCCCATCACTTTTCTCCATCTTTCATGAACAGATTGCAATGGCATATGCCATTCTTTGTTATTTCCTGACAACATGCAGCCGAGCCACAGCTGTGAGTGTTATCTTCCGGTGGATAGCAAGGACATCTGCTCCAATCCTCTTCACCAAAGAAACGGCGTTTTGCATTGGCAATCTTCGGCAGATTCTTTTCATTGATTGCCCACTTGTATCTGCTGGCAATTTCACGAATGTTTTGTTCAATATTGTCCATTTTGTTTTCTCCTTAAATGTGTCCTGTTAATTTTGATGACCAATTGCAAAGCAGCCAACTTCCATAATCAGGATCCTGCTCTGCCAAAACTTTTGCGACTGTTCTAAAATCATCAAGCAATTTTACATAATCTTCTGTCATATTCATTTATGCAATCTTCTGCCAGCTCAAGGTCTTCTTCATAAAATCCTCTTCCTGTAGATGAATAATAAAACACTGTGCCATCTTTATGAACACTCATCTCTGCAATTTTGAAAATCTGCATTGGTTCATTTTCTGAACTATTGCGAACAATATCGCCAACTTTGAATTCTGTCTGTATCATTATACACCTGCCTTTTTCATCATTTGTCTTAATTCAAAATATGAATACAAATGTTCATTGCCAGATTCATCCAAGCATATTAAACCAGAATATTTGCTGTTTTGACGGAAAAAGCACTGGTCCCAGAAGCCAATAACTTTTAATTTTAGAGATTTGATTGCAAACATGTTTATTCCTTTACATGATTAAAAATTTAAATTTCTAACACCTTTAACACCAAGGATGCTACCCTTGTTTGCGTGAAAAGCAGCATTCACAGCTCTTCTTTCAATTTCTTCTTTATTGAAGATGTATTGAATGCCTTTTTCTTGAATTTCATCTTTACTGAATGAAATCTCAGTTTGACCATATGCACAGAAAACTGTTAAAAATACATAATTTGTAGTTTCTTTAACATCATCTTTTCTAACATATCTCATTTTGTTTATTCCTTTACATAAATCAATTTATCAATTTTATATTTACATTATATCTTGTTCTAAAACAAAAGTAAAGCATTATTTTACAAAAATTTAAACTTTTTTGAATTTATGTGTTAAAACAAATTGTTATATTATGTATTTTATAAAAATGTATTCTAAAAGTAAACAAAAAGTTTCTGATGCCAATTTTAGCGAAAAAAGGAAAATTTTCGGCTAAAAATCTCACTCGGAGTTGAAAATTGGTCCGAGTGACTTGGGATGGTGTTAATGCCATAAAGTTGTTATAAAACAATATGTTAAGCAGCAAAAATGGCTCACTCGGAGTTTTACTCGGAGTCCGAGTGGAAAGGGTGCCAGTCCGAGTGAAAAACGATAATGATTATTATTTTTGTGAGCTGTAAAATATGCGAAAAATGTGATTTTTTCTTAAAGGCGCGATTTAAGATAGTTGTTTAAGTTATTGAAATAACATTGTTAAAAATTTCTACTCGGACTTCACTCGGACTTGAAAAAAGTCCGAGTAGAGCTAAGTCATTGAAATAGCTGAAGAAAAATGTGGTCGAATTGTGTGTTTCACTCGGACATTTTAAAAGTCCGAGTAAGCAGCTGTATCTGGTCAATGAAAATTTGATAAATGCTTGTTTTAGCTTTATTTTTCCAGTTGGATTAAAAGTTAACAATACAGTTGCTTAATGTATATTTTCCTATTTCTACTCGGAGTTTAAAAAACCTTAGAGAAAAAATGTAGTGACAAAATAATGTATGTAATTTTGAGATTTTAGGGCTGTAAAGCTAAATTTCGCATAACTCCGAGGGAATTAGCGAAAATGATTAAAATTTTTCGCTAAAAGCAAGCAACTGCAAACTTATTTTTTCGCATGCTTATAAAAATGTGCTCTGCATACTTCACGCAAAATTCTGCGCCTAAAATCTTTTGGCTTTACTTTTCCCACAAAATTAACTATAATTTTAACAAACAATTTGTGGAGAATTTTCATGGTCTTAAAGATAGCACCAGGTGAGAGCAGTCAGCATAAGCCAGCTCAAAAGTCAGATGCATATAAATATAGAGCAGAATACAAAGCACTTGTGAAGCAAGCAGTTATGTTAGGCATGGAATTTAAGGACATTGCTAGCAGTGTTTTTAATGTGCCTGAAGAGGTATTCTTGCAATGGATGGTAGATTATCCGGATTTTGCTGAAGCAGCCAAGGAGGGTGGCGAAAAAGCCGATATGCTTGTTGTGGATGCTTTACATAAGATTGCCACAGGCTTTGAGTACACAGAAGAGGTGGCAGTGCCAGGCATGGGCATTGAGACAATAAGCCGTTACCATGAACCAAACATCAATGCAATCAAATATTGGCTGAACAATCGCAAATCTGATAAGTGGAAAAACAAAACAGACACCAATTTGTCTGGTGAAGTCAAAGGAGGAGTTGCTCTTGTTGTTATTGATAAAGATGATGAAGGATTGTAATATGTTGTCTGAGATGATGAAATTCTGGTGGGTTGCAATGGCAAGTTTCTGCTGTGAAATGCTGTTTTAACAAATGAAATTTGGTTTGGGTCTGGTTGGGTGATGGCAAAGGGCTTTATTAAGACAGAAAAACAGAAGGAAGCAACAAGGCTGCATGCAAGTCCAGCCACATTCATCTTGCTTTCTGGTGGTTCACGCTCTGGCAAAACATTCATCAATGTGCGTGATATCATTGTGCGGGCGTTAAAAGCACCGAACAGCCGTCATCTTATTGCCAGAAAACGATTCAACCATGTGAAACAGTCAATTTATTATGACACTTTGCAGAAAGTGCTGAAAATATGCTTCCCAAACTTGGTTAAAGATGTGGATTATGTTGAGAACAAATCAGATTGGTTCATAAAATTCAGCAATGGTTCTGAAATATGGCTGGCAGGGCTTGATAATGGTGAACGGCTTGAGAAAATTCTTGGCAATGAATATTGCACCATTTACATCAATGAGGTGAGCGAGATTGGCTGGGAATCTGTTGAGATGGTCAAAAGCCGTTTGGCACAAAAAGTTATGTTCATGAACAAGAATGGTGAGGAAGAAGAGCTGTCATTGAAGATGTATTTTGACTGCAACCCACCCAGCAAACGCCATTGGACATACATCGTATTTGTTTTGGGCAAAAACCCAATTGATAAACAGCCCCTGCCGGATGCAGCTGATTATGTCTGGCTGAGAATGAATCCTGATGACAACAAGCAGAATATTGCCAAGACATATTTGACTGTGCTGGAGAGTATGTCTGCTAAAAGCCGGAAGAGATTCAAAGATGGTGATTGGACAGATGATGATGAAAAAGCCCTGTGGAAAACTGAACTGTTGGATGCTACGCGGATGAGCAAAGCAGATTTGCCAGAGTTCAAAGAGCTCGTGGTGGCAATTGACCCAGCAGGAACAAGCAATGCAAGTTCTGATGACACAGGCATAATTGTGGTTGGGCAGGATTATTCTGGTCATGGTTGGGTGCTTGAAGATGCTACTGGCAAAATGAAGCCGAATGAGTGGGCAAAAAAGGCAGTTGCTCTCTATGAAAGATGGGAAGCAGATTGCATTGTTGGTGAAGTGAACTTTGGCGGAGATATGGTTGAGAATACCATTCATTCAGTTGACAAGGGTGTGCCATTCAAGCAAGTTCGGGCAACTCGTGGAAAGGCATTGCGTGCAGACCCAATTGTTGCTTTGTATGAACAAGGATTGATTCACCATGTTGGTGTGTTGGCTGCATTGGAAGATGAGATGGTGACATGGACACCAGAAAGTGATTGGTCACCAAATAGAATTGATGCAATGGTTTGGGGCTTTACTTTCTTGTGGTTTGGCAGTAAAATAACTGATGAACAGATTTATTTCTGCTGATGAATGGAGAAAATTTGGATGAAATTTTTTAAGAAAATGTTTGATAAAAAAGCAGAAAAAAGTGGCTGTTCTGATGCTTCTTCTGCTTGCAATCCATGTTTGAGTTCATTTTGGGATTATCTACACCAGAATGGCATGGAATATGCTTCAATGAGCATGGCATACAATTTGTATGAAACAACCGCTGCTTTGTCAGATGCTGTTGACACAATTTGCAATCACATCAAGAGTATTAAGCCTTGTATTTTTGATGAGGATTGGGAGTTGAAAGAAGAGCACAATTTGAATGTGCTGCTTGCCAGACCGAACAGAAACCAAAGCTGGCGTGAGTTCATTTGTGAATGTGCTTTGAACAAGCTGGTGACAGGCAATCTGTTCTTAATTGCCACAGGCAATGTCAATCGTGAGATTTTGGAGTTGTATCCTATTAAATCAAGCTATGTTATTGTCAATGGCATAGATGCCAATTCACAGCCTGTTTATCAAATATCTGCATCCAACAGAATGAGAGTGTTCAATGGCATTTATTCATTCAATAGCAAGACCAAGTCATTCATAAATACAGACTACAGAGAGTTGATTCACCTTAAAGGCTATTGTCGAAATTCTGGTGATGAAATTTTTGCTTTGCCTCTGATGAATAGCATTTTGAAAGAAATTGAAATTGCTAATGGTTCGTCTATACATAATGCTTCTTTGCTGAAGAATGGTGTAACATTGTCTGGTATTTTTAAGATAGCAACAAGTGACAGAAAGGCAATTGAGGAATTTCGCCAGCAGGTGTCAACTTATTTCTCTGGCAATAGCAATGCTGGCAAGTATATTGCAGCCCATGCTGATAACATAGATTTCAAGCCTATCAATGCCACAAACAAAGACATGCAGATTCTTGAGCTCAAGACAGATGCTGAAGACATTATTTACAGCAAGTTCAATATTCCTCAACCATTGTATAAAACAGGCTCACAAACATACAACAATTATTCAGTTGCCAAAGTCAGTTTGTATGATGATGCTGTGCTGCCTCTGGTTGGTGATATTTTTGGCAAATTTGAGGAATTGTTCAAACGCCGTGGCATGCTTGAGAGCAATTTCAGCATAAGCTATTCAACCAATGACATTCCTGCCTTGCAGCAACGCACCTCTGAATGGGCAAAGAATTTGAGTGAGATTGGTGTTTTGACTGATAATGAAATTCGCACAGAGCTTGGCTATGTTTCTTTGAGTGGTGGAGATGTGATTTATAAGCCCACAAGCATGGCACCAGTTGATACTGCAGAGTATGACACAGAGACTACAAAGAGAAACAATTTCGTGCTGAGAATGAAGAAACTCGGCTGCACTGATAATGAGGCGAATGAATTATGGACAAAGACCAAGCAAGACAGCTGAATGCCAAGATACAATTAGACAGCAAAATCCGGAAAAAAGCAGAAAGACTGCTGAGACAGATGGCTCGGGATTTTGAAAAATTGTATGCTGAAAAGGGCGTTTATTTGGATTTCAATGCCTATGCAGAAAAATGGCAAAGACTTTTGGCAAGGCATTATAAAAATGTCCAAGATGAGTTTATTGGAGTGGCATCTGAAGAGCTTGATGTGCCAATGAGCAGAGACAAGATGGAATTATTCATTCTGGCTTTGCAAATTATGAGGGAGCAGAGAGCATCAACATCAAGCCGTCAAATAATTGATACAAGCACAGAGCAAATGGCAGATAGCATAAGCAAGGCTGAATTGTATATGCAGCAGGAATCTATTCCCATAAGCAATGATGCAGTTGCTGCTTTGGCTTTGGAGATATTTGGCAGAAAGATTGAATCAAGAGCCACAACCATTGCCATGACTGAAACCCAATATGTAGCAGAGACTGTTAAAAATATTGAAGCAGATTGTTTGACAAATAACAAGAATATT